CTAGGGTCAATTCATTTGCAACTAAATCAAAAGGCACTTGGGGCGGAGCAGATAAAGATCTTGCCGCTAAAGTAAGAGGATAAAAAAAATGTCTAAAAGTTATTCCGATATTCGTGAAGCAGTTGATTTCATGTCTGCTGGTAAATATACAACTGTTATGCATCCTAAGACAAGAAAATTAGAAAAAATTCTAAAGACTAATTTAAAGAAATACGTGATGAAAGGATACCGACATATGGGCCCAGTAAAAAATCGCGTCACAAAAAGTATGTTCGAAGAAGGCCAGATAGCAGAAGCTCCTGAAGACGATATGCCTGCATCTCCTGATGAAGCTAGTATGGCTTTAGATCAAGCTAAGTTTATTCAATATGTTGGTAAAGAAATTGAAGACTATATCGAAGGAAATAACGAATTTCCTGAGTGGATGCAGAATAAGCTTACCGGACTCCATGAAAAAGCAAAAGACATGCATGCTGTAATGGCTGGCAAATATGAGTCAGTTCAAAAGCCTAGCGAATTAGAGAAGCTTGATGAAGCTGCATATAAAGTTCCTAATAATTATGCTGCTATGAAAGCTCGCATGAATAAACGCAAAAAAGTAACTGATGCACAAATCAATAAAGTGCTTGGACCAACTAAGAATGCTCAACAAGGCGTTGAAGCATTAAAGAAAGCATTTAAAGTTACAGATGATGAAGCGAAAGCTATGATCAAACACGTTATGCCAACAGAAGAAACTGTAGCTGAAGCTACAATGTATCTTGTAAAGATGCACGATGGTTCTAAGCATAAGAAAACAATGGATACAGCTGCTGCAGAAAAAATGAAAAAGAATCCTGACGTATTATCAGTATCGGTTATTGGTAATGTTGCAGAAGAATCAATAGAAGAAAAACTAAAAGTATCTGATGGTATGGGCACTTGGATTAAAGACTTCCAGGATTCTGATGCACCTCAGTTTAAAGGTAAGTCTGACAAAGAACGCCGTGATATGGCTATTGCAGCTTACATGAGTGCTAAGAAAGAATCAACTAATGAAGGGTATAAAATGCTATCTGATTATACTTCAAATAAAAAAGATATTTCTGAGAACGTTGATACTGTTATAGCAAAAATATCAAAGATAAAAAGTAAAAGCGCTGAAGAAATTGCAAATGGTTTAAGCCCTGTTGAATTAAAAGATATTACTCGTAATTCAGCTGAGTATTTAAAAAAGGCAAAAGAAAAAGGAATTAAGGGTTATACCGAAATTCTTAAATATGCTAAAGAAATACACGGGTGATGAAAACTTTTTCTCAATATATCTCTGAAGCTGAATCTTGGGAAGTAGGTTATGAACGTAGAGTAGTTAAGACTACTAAGCCTGAACACAAAGAGAAAGGCTACGAGTGGAGAATTAAGGGCAAAGAACGCCCTGAAATCTCTATTAAATTATATAAGAAAAAACCTGATTTTGCAGAATTTAAAAGACAAATGCAACGAGTTGCAGGACATGAGTTTGGTACACGATGAAAAAGTTTAAGACCTTTGAAAATACAAATACTCATTTAGCTTTTCATATTGAAAAGAATATTCCATTACATGAAAACGTTTTTCGTGTTGGTTCATTAGCATATTATCAATTATTCCAAGAAGCTCGTGAGCAAATGGAAGCTGGTACTTATATCCCAGAAGGTATTGATAAAATTTTATTAGAAGAAACCGATATCGGTTATTATTCTACATATGAAGATAAGTACGTTCCATTAGATTGTCCATTAATGGAAGAGGAAGAAAAGAAAGAATTAAATAAACCAAAACGTGGTGGATCTAAAAAGTTCTACGTTTATGTTAAAAACGATAAAGGTAACGTAGTAAAGATAGAGTTTGGAGATACTTCTGGATTAAAGGCAAAAATCAGTGATCCTGAAGCTCGTAAAAGCTTTGCTGCAAGACATAACTGTGATCAAAAGAAAGATAAAACAAAACCTGGATACTGGTCGTGTAGATTACCGTATTATGCAAAACAACTAGGTTTATCGGGCGGAGGCTCGTTCTTTTGGTAAAGCCATATCATGATATCGATGATATCAGATTCTTTAGCTCAGATATAAACGAATTAGATTTAGTTTGGCATAGAGATAGAGAAAATAGGGTTGTAGAGGTGCTATCCGGAGATGGATGGGAATTTCAATATGAAAATGATTTACCTTTTATACTGAAAGCAGAAGAAGTTTTTCATATACCACAAATGCAGTATCACCGAATATTTAAAAAAGGTAATACTGATTTAATCTTAAGGATACACCACTGCGATGGACAAAAAAATGGCAGATAAATTAGACGCTTTAGAAGAACACGTATTACGAGAAGACAAGCGTCTAGATCGTATTGAAGCTAAAATTGATAAGTTGGCTGAAACTGTCGTGGCCCTTGCCCGCGCTGAAGAAAAGTTAGGTCAACTTGAAGATAATCGTAATATAATAAACGAGCGTCTTGCTAAGCATTCTGATCGTATAGATGATTTAGAAATAAAGGTTGATGAAACTGCTGTTACAGTAAAAGTAGTGAATAGAATATTTTGGATCTTTGTAGCTGCTGTAGTTTCAGCAGCCGCAGTAGACTATTTTAATTTAGTATCATAAGGAAAAAACTAAAATGATAAAAGATAGCGTTACAGAAAAATTAGTTCAAGCATACAAAGATATGTATGAGAAAAAAGTCACAGAACAAGAAATCGAAGTCTGCGAAAAGTGTGGCAAGGTGCATGAGGGTTCTTGTTCTTCTGAAGAAAAAGAAGAAACAAAAGAAGCTTTAAAAGGTGACCAAAAGAAATTAGATATGGATAAAGATGGCGATATCGAAGCTGACGATTTAGCTGCATTGAGAGCCAAAAAGAAAAAGTAAGGACTACTAAAAATGGCACAATATAGCAAAGGTAGAAAACAGTTTTATAATGGTGGGAATGATGACATCTATGAAGTAGTGATGTTATCTGATCAGTTTGGAAACTTAATTGGTCCGGCAAATCCATCAGGTGTATCTGTCGATGCTTTTGGACGTGCTAGATTTAGTACTCCTTATACCTTATTTGACTCATCAAATGTTGGTTATAAGAATGATAAATTTGATGAATCGATTACCGGTACTGGATCAATAACGTATTCTGCTGATGAAAGTACAGTATCATTGGCAAATGGAACTGCATCTGGTAATTCTATCGTTCGTCAAAGCAAAAGAAGGTTTTCTTATCAACCTGGTAAAAGCTTATTAATCATGAACACATTAGTGTTTGCTCCAACTCAAGCTGGACTTACACAACGCGTTGGATACTTTGATGATGATAATGGTGTTTACCTAGAAAGAGTAAACGGTGTAGTTAATATAGTTCTAAGATCTTCTATTACTGGATCTGTCGTAGAAACAAGAGTTCCAAGCACAGAATGGAATTTAGATAAATTTGACGGTGATGGTACTTCTCATATTACTTTAAATCCTGACGCATCTCATATTTTCTGGGTAGATTTAGAGTGGTTAGGCGTTGGTTCAGTGAGAACCGGATTTGTTGTAGATGGTCAATTAGTAATTGCGCATTCTTTCCATAATGCCAATATTAATCCAAACGTTTATATGACAACTCCAAATCTTCCTATTCGATACGAAATTACAAATTCTGCTGAACTTTCCACTGCAGCTTCTTTAAAACAAATCTGTTCTTCAGTTATATCCGAGGGTGGATATGAAGCAAGGGCTTTACAACACGTTTATGGAACGGCTTTAGCAGGTAATGGAACAGTAACAGCTAATACTTTTGTTAACTTAGTTACTATTAAGATGTCTGGATCAGGTGCAGTTGTGGTTCCGTCTGGCGCAGACGTATTAAACGTTGCAAATGCTGATTTTGAATGGGGACTGTTTGTAAATGCTACCCCGGCATCAGCACTTATATATAATCCAGCAACAAGCAGAGTAAGCTATGCCATTGATGAAATAAATGTTTCAGGTGGCCGTAAAGTTGCCGGTGGTTATATGGGCGGTAAAACTGCTCCATTCTCATTGGGAGATGGAGGATTCGATTGGGATTATCAGTTAGGTGAAACTATTGCTGGTGTCTCTGATACTTTAACACTTGCAGTAAGAGCTACATCAACAAGTAAGAATGCTGCAGGACTATTGAAATGGTATGAGCTATAGGGGTAATTTAGATGATTAAACCAAATTGGTTAAAAGATGCAATTGCAAAAGAAGATGGATTCTATTCACCTAAAGGTGAAAAACTGAAGAATCAAAAATTGAGTCCAGATTTTGTTGAACAATGGAATGATGTTATTATTCATAAGCCGCAAAAAGAAATAAAAGTTACTTTTGATGATACTACTGTAACTGGTATTAGGGTTACTGAAGTCGAAGTTGAAACGCCAGATGTATACAGTATGACAAAGAAAGAATTAGTTGAGTATGCAGCAGAGTTAGATATTAATATTAATACTCGTGACAAAAAAGAAGATATTTTAAAAACAATCGTTTCCGTTCTCAAAAAAGAAGATATTTTAAAAACAGTCTTTTCCGTTTTCTAATATATAAGATATAGCATTACTATATTAGAGGAACTTATGAAAGTTTTTGAAGAGTTGGATGACGACAATTTTGTCTTATTTGCAATGAATAATTACAATAATAGGCAATGCACTAGTACCGAAGAATTTTATGACGATCTAAGTAGATTCAAGTACATAAAAAGACTCTTATCTAGATATCAGCAAGATGGAGTTATTCAAGAAAGGCTTTTGATTAACCACATTGTAGTATTACATAATGTATTTGGTATTAAAGCTGCGAATAAAATGCTTTGGTATAAAATAGAAGAAAAGCATTGGCCTGTTATAAAAACGGTTTTACTCTTTTTAAATTTTATATCAGATACTGAAAAAATAGAGATACCATTAGATAACCATATGGTAGAGAAATTAAGAAAAATATGAGTATTATATCAAGATCAGCCGATTTATTTTACGCCTTTAGATTTCTAAAGCTTCTTGTTACTCCATGGGAAAACATGGAAGCATATAAGCTTGGGATTATCGACAAGGACGGTAAAGTAATTAATAAAACCCGTACTACGTCAGAAGAAAAAGCTGCTTATACAGTTTTTCATCGTTTAGTTTTTAACATCAAAAGATTGTTATCTATACTTCCATTTGGCAAAACTAAAATAGCATCCTGGGCAACAGCGTTATTCTTAATCAAAGAAGAAACTGGTATGTCAGAAGAAGCTATTTTAAAAGTCTTAAAAAAGATGGATATAGATTTTGATGATACCTTATTTGAATCTACGTGGTATATGAACAATGATATACTGCAACCAGGTATATACATCTTAATGAACGATGCACTTTCTCCCAAAACTGGAGAAGTTATCGCACAAGCAAATTCAAAAATAATGGTCCATGAAGATTGTTTTCCTATAGATACTGTTATAGGATCTCCAATTTATGAAGTAACACATATTAAAACAAAGCAAAAAATATTCATAAACCCAGGAGAAATCGGACGATGAAATCGTTTAAAAATTTTATCGCTGAGGCAAAAGAAGTCATATTTATTGTTATGCCTAAAATTAATAAAGGTAGAATTAAGAGTTCTGATTCTCTTGAAGTAAGAGCTACATCGCCAAAAGAAGCTCGTGAAAAAGCCGCAAAACGATTTGGGTTGCAACCAAATGAAGTAACAGCTAGTACTAAATTCACAGGCGATGCTCATATGAATGAAGTGGCAGCTAATGCTGTTGCAGGCGGCGGGGTTTCTTTACCTCCTATTGTACATCTAAACAAAGATAAAAGAAAAAAGTATAGTACAGAAAGAATGTATCAACGATCTTTAGGTATTAAAGCTTTAAAAGAAAAGAATTGAGACTCGTATAATGTTAAAAATATACGTAATGATAGTTGTACTTGGCATCGTAGGTGGAGCTATCTATGGTGCTAAATACTATTATGACTCTACTCAAGCAACCATTCAAAGGCTATCTGCTGAAAAAGCTTTATTAGATTCTGCATTAGAACAGCAAAATGCATCAATAGCTGCAATGGAAGCTGAAATACAAAAACAGAATACATTAAATACCGAATTACAGGCAAACCTTCAAGAAGCAAATGCCGGATTGAATGAAATGAGAAGCAAGTTTGCTAGGCACGATCTTACGAGATTAGCTATAGCACGACCTGGATTAATACAAACGAGAATAAACAATGGTACAGTTGAAGTCTTTAGAGAAATTGAACAAAACACTGACAATAAGTCTGTTAGTGATCTCGAGCCTATTCCTGAGTAGCTGCTCACTCTTTTTACCAAAACCAGATCCTGCTCCAAGGATTGTAACTGTTACGAAGATGACATATCCTCGTATACAGGTACCTGTTCGTCCACAACCTGTGGAACTAAATGATGTTAAATTTTATGTTGTTACTCCAGATACCTTAGATAGTTTCTTAGAAGAATTTGAAAAAGATAATGGGCAAATTGTTTTTGTTGCTACCAGTGTTCCTAGTTATGAAAACCTCTCCATTAATCTACAAGAACTTCGTAGATATATTCTCCAGCAAAAAGAGATTATACTATACTACGAAAAGGCTGTAGACTTTTCCGAAGAACGAGCAGCAGCAGAAGCACAAGCTGAAGCAGCCGCCCAAGCCGCATTGAAAAGTGAATAAAGCTATTTACAAAAGCCGTAAAATAATATATAATAGTACATCTAACATAAAATAATAAGTCGATAGCAAGTGTCGACTAGTCTATAATTTACAAGGAAAATGGTATGGCTAAAGTCGACTATATGGGAATCCAAATCGATTACTCAAGAGATGAATACTTTGACAAACTCGGCTTAAACAGACTAAAAGAAAGTTACATGTTAGATACAGAAACCTCTCCTCAAGAAAGGTTTGCATATGTAAGTAAAGCTTTTTCTTCAAATGACGAACACGCACAAAGACTCTACGAATATTCCTCAAAGCATTGGCTATCATATTCTACACCTATTCTTTCTTTTGGTCGTTCAAAGAAAGGTATGCCTATCTCATGCTTTCTAAACTTTATTGCTGATACAGCAGAGGGACTCGTTGAAAACCTTTCTGAAACAAATTGGCTTTCTATGCTTGGGGGTGGCGTTGGGATTGGTTTTGGTATCCGTTCCTCTGATGATAAGTCTGTTGGTGTTATGCCTCATCTTAAGACTTACGATGCATCGTGCCTCGCATATCGCCAAGGTCGCACTCGACGGGGCTCTTATGCTACTTATCTTGACATATCTCATCCAGATGTAATAATGTATCTTGAGATGCGAAAGCCGACAGGCGATCAGAATGTTCGCTGTTTGAATCTGCATCATGGCATCAACATCTCTGATAGATTTATGGAATTAGTTGAGCGATGCATGTCAGATCCTGATGCAGACGATGGATGGAATCTTGCAGATCCACATTCAGGTGAGATTCGCGATACAATATCTGCACGTGCATTATGGCAAAAGATCTTAGAACTACGTATGGAAACTGGTGAACCTTATATTCACTTTATCGATACGAGTAATAGGCATCTACCAGAATTCCAAAAGAAACTTGGATTAAAAATTCATCAATCGAATCTATGTTCGGAAATTATTCTTCCAACGAATAGTGAAAGAACTGCGGTATGTTGTTTATCATCTGTTAATCTTGAGCATTACGATTCATGGAGTAAGAATCCACAATTCCTCAAAGATATGGCTGAAATGCTTGATAATGTATTACAACATTTTATTGATAACGCTCCTGATCAAGTTGCAAGGGCAAAGTTCTCTGCGATGCGTGAAAGAAGTATTGGTATTGGTGCACTTGGTTTTCATGCATATCTTCAAAAGAATATGCTTGCATGGGAAAGCTGGCAAGCAACAAGTGCTAATGTAAGAATGTTTAAGTATATGAGGAATAAACTAGATGAAGCAAATATGGATTTGGGTACAGAACGAGGAGAGGCGCCTGATGCAGTTGGTACAGGAAGAAGGTTTAGTCATGTTATGGCTATCGCTCCCAACGCTTCTTCTTCTATCATTATGGGTAACACTTCACCTTCTATTGAGCCGTTTAGGGCAAATGCTTATAGGCAAGATACCCTTTCTGGAGCATTTCTTAACAAGAATAAGTATCTTGTTGATCTTGTTAAGAGTAAGATTGAAGATGGGAAAACAAAACAGACAGAAGAAGAAATCTGGTCCTCAATAATTTCTAATGATGGTTCAGTACAACATTTGAAATTCTTAACAGATGATGAAAGAGATGTATTCAAAACAGCAATGGAAATCGATCAACGTTGGTTAATTGACCATGCAGCAAAGCGTCAAGACTTTATTGACCAAGCACAATCATTAAACTTATTCTTTAGACCTGATGTAAATATTAAATATCTACATGCAGTACATTACTTAGCGTGGAAATCTGGTCTCAAGACTTTATATTATTGTCGTTCTGAAAAATTAGGAAAAGCTGATAAAGTGTCAAAGCGAATTGAAAGAGATATTATTCAAGAAATTAATGTAAGCACACTGGCTGAAGAATCAACTTGTTTAGCGTGTGAGGGATAAATGAAAAAACTAACCGAAGAAAGATCATACTTTAAACCATTTAATTACCCATGGGCATATAATGCATGGCTTAAGCATGAGCAATCTCATTGGTTACATACAGAAGTACCGATGGCTGAAGATGTAAAGGACTGGCAAAAGAAACTATCGAATGAAGAAAAAGCTTTTCTTACTAACATCTTCCGTTTCTTTACTCAAGGTGATATCGATGTGGCTGGTGGTTATGTAAATAATTACCTACCTTATTTTCCACAGCCTGAAGTTCGTATGATGCTTGTAGGGTTTGCTGCTCGTGAAGCACTTCATGTTGCAGCATATTCTCATCTTATCGAAACACTAGGTATGCCTGAATCTACATATAATGAGTTTCTTGAATATGAGGCTATGAAGGATAAGCATGAATACTTTATTGGCTTATCTAATGCTAATGGTACAAAAGAATCAGTAGCAACAAACATTGCTGCTTTCTCAGCATTTACTGAAGGTATGCAATTATTCTCATCCTTCATTATGCTCCTCAACTTCCCTCGTCATGGTAAAATGAAAGGCATGGGACAGATTGTTACTTGGTCTATTGTTGATGAAACAATGCATGCCGAGTCTATGATTAAACTCTTCCGAGAATATGTAGAAGAAAATATTAATATTTGGAATGATTCTCTTAAGTCACAAATTTATACTATTGCTGAAAAGATGGTAGAGCTTGAAGATAAATTTATTGATCTTGCTTTTGCAATGGGTCCAATGGAAAACTTAGAAGCTGAAGACGTAAAGAAATATATTCGATATATCTGTGATAGACGCTTGATTAGTCTTGGATTAAAAGGTATTTTTAAAGTAAAAAGAAACCCACTGCTCTGGGTTGAAGAAATGATTAATGCGCCTACGCATACAAATTTCTTTGAGAACAGAGCAACTGACTATGCACGAGGAGCATTGACTGGGAATTGGGCAGACGTCTGGGGTAAATCAGCCGTAGTTGGAGGAATTTAATGTCTAATAAGAAAGCCGTAGAATATTTTTGTCAAAGCTGCCAGGGTGAATTTATGATTACCTGGGAAGAAATATATAACGACGATGAACCAAAATTTTGCCCATTTTGTGCTGATACTTTTGAAGATACTTTAGATTATATTGAGGATTATGACGATCTATAAATAGTCCATATAACTGCTATATGGGCTACGTATGAATCACTGGTTAATTGAAGAACGAATATCTGGGTTACCTCCGCAATTTGTTGAGTATAACCCAGATACTTTAGATCCAAAAGAAATATATGGTTTTGTGTATCTTATAGTTAACAATGTAAACAATAAGAAATACATTGGCAAGAAATTTTTCTGGGCAATGAAGTCACGTCAGGTCAATAAGAAAAAGAAAAGATATAAAGCTGAATCTGATTGGAAAGAATATTTTGGTTCAAATGAAGAGTTAAAAAATGACGTATTAACTCTTGGTGTTGAAAACTTTAAACGAACTATATTACATCTATGTAAGTCAAAAGCAGAATGTGCTTATTTAGAATTAAAAGAGCAAATCGAAAGAGATGCGCTTTTGCGAGACGATTATTATAATGCTTGGATTCAGGTAAAAGTTAGAAAGGCTCATTTACGTAAATTGAGTTGTGTACAAAACCAGAATACTATGTTATAATATACTATATATATGAATAGGTGATTATATGATTATTATAGATTATAACGGAATAGCGCTTTCTAATATTATTGTACAACGACTGGAAATACAAGAAGATTTGATTCGTCATATGATTCTGAATTCTATTCGTATGTACAACTTAAAATTCGGAAAGAAATATGGTCAGGTTGTACTTGCGTGTGACGCATCATCTTGGCGTAAAGAAGTATTTCCTCAGTATAAATTCAAGCGTAAAGAGAATCGCGAGACTTCATCTATGGATTGGGATGAAGTATTTCGTATCGTAAATCTTGTTCGTGAAGAAATTAAAGAAAACTTTCCATATAAAGTACTACACGTACAGCGATGTGAAGCCGATGATATTATTGGTGTGCTAATAGAAGAAACTCAGAACTTAGGTAAGCATGAAGAAGTCATGATCGTATCTGCTGATAAAGACTTTATTCAATTGCAAAAATATAATAACGTCAGACAGTTTTCTCCAATGACAAAGAAGTTTATTGAGCATAACGATGTTAACATGTATATGATAGAACATATTCTACGTGGTGATTCTTCTGATGGTATACCAAATGTGCTTTCACCAGATAATACTTTCGTTGATAGCCTTCGTCAAAGCCCAATGACAAAGAAAAAGATTGAATTATATTGTGATACTTCTAATATGGAAGACGAGGTTTATCGTAACTATTGTAGAAATAGACAACTAATTGATTTATCATATACGCCGCAAGAACTTAAAGATCAAATCATCGATGAATCTGAGGCATACAAGTTACCACATGCAAGTAAAGTACTAAATTATCTTATTAAGAAAAGATGTAAAATGCTAATCGAATGTGTAGGAGAATTTTTATAATGGCACTTTATGTACATGAAGTCTTAAAAAAGGTTTCAGAAGAAAAGACTAAAGAAAAAAAAATTGCGTTACTAAAAGAACATAACTCATTGGCATTACGTAATGTGTTGCGTGGTTCTTTTGATGATTCATTAGTGTTTAATTTACCAGAAGGAACTCCGCCATATAGAGCTGATGATGCTCCAGAAGGATATACGCGATCTACTCTTCAACATGCATCAAAGAACTTTGCATATCTTATTAAGGACGGTCCTGGCAAAGATTTACCAGCATATAAAAGAGAAAGGATATTTGTTGAAATATTAGAAGGTGTCCATCCTAAAGAAGCTGAAATAGTTTTAGCAATGAAAGACAAAACATTAAGTAAGCTATATAAGACTGTAACTAAAAAATTAGTAGAAGAAGCTTTTCCAGGACTCATAAAAGTATAAATAAAATTGTGTATAAACTTAACTGTTCATCAAGAAAGGTTTTGGGCGAAAGCTCAAAACCTTTTTTACTTTTCATAAACTCAAAAGGAGGATAATTACAAAAGTTTTCATTTTCAACTAACAAGGAGAATTTTTTTCTATGACGCATAGACCACAGATTGAAAGGCTAAAACGTGATTCTAGAGAGCTTGAATACTTTATTCGAAGAATGGAGAAAAAGGGTGATTTAGAAAAAGCGTATAGCACCAAAAAGCGTTTAACATATTTGTGTTCTAAAATAGAAGAAATGGAGGAAAACGTTCTTAATTATCAAGCTTGATGTTACACTTTAATTATCAATGATATCAACGGCTTAGGAAAGCAATTTTCTAAGCCGTTGTTTTTTATACGGAAAATAATATGATATCTGAAACAATTTATTACAATAAAAACTGTATTATAAAACTACAGCTTATAAGCGCGGTTTCCTAAGTAATTGATTTGTAAGGCGAAAATAAATTGTACATCTTGGTCCATATAGGGTATAATTACCATACAAAATGAGAAAAGAGACAAGATTATGACCTACATTATGTTCAACGTTGATCGACATTCAGACAAGCGCACCTTTGCGACTCTCCGTGGTGCTAAGATTGCCCGAGCGGCTGCAAACAAAAATTCAAACGACGTCTACGAGGTTGTCTCGGTTGAAGAGTTTGAAAGCAAGATCGTAAAAATGGTTGAAAAGACAAACCTCTTGTCTGGTAAAAAGTTCATGGAGCGTTCAGATACTCCTTATTACTGCTCACCTTCTTCTGAAACTTTTTGGAGTGCCTAAAATGAAAAGAATTTCTGATAGCTATGTTACTACTCTCGATCCTATGTCTGTTAACGATATGCAGATGTTGGATATCGTTAAAAAAACTGTGAAGAAATCTAATCTATATACAACTAAAAAACATCGGGTTGTTGTTCGTGGTCGTAGGCCAATAGCGAAGAAAGAAGTTCACAACATCTACACTGGGAAAACCCGTACTCTCTCGTACGACTACTGTGGAAACGTAGTCGGTGGTTTAGCAAATGCTAGTCGTTATGATGTTTATGTCTATAAGGTGTAAAGTTATGAAAAAAGAATTGTTTGGTGATATGAGTAATTTGGAAATTGTAGGAGAAGTGATAGGAGGACTTTTGTTTATACCACTTTTGGTATTTATTGTTTTTGTTGGAATGCTGCTATGAAAAATAAAGTTATTTTAGTAGATTGCGACGGCGTTCTCCTTGATTGGGAATACGCGTTCGATCGTTGGATGAAACGCCACGGTTATGAAAGTTTTGTAGATGGCGAATATAAAATGGATCTCAAATATGGTCTTGAACGATCTGAAGCAAAAAAGCTTTGTCGAATGTTTAATGAATCAGCAACAATCCGACGAATTCCGCCTTTACGAGATGCAATTAAATATGTAAAGAAACTACATGAAGAACACGGTTATGTTTTTCATGCTATTACCTCTTTAAGTGATGATGAATATGCTCAGCATTTAAGAACAAAGAATCTTACAGAATTATTTGGTCCAACTGCATTTGAGACATTTGCGTATTTACCGTGCGGTGCTGATAAAGATGAAGTACTTTCTAAATATGAAGGTACTGGTTGTTGGTGGATAGAAGATAAACCAGAAAATGCACGTGCTGGCGAATTAGTTGGTCTTTCTCCTTTGTTGATGGCACATCCACACAATCAAGATGCTCCATATACGCGGGTTCAAAACTGGAAAGAAATCTATGATATCATCATAAAAAACTAATTTTTTTTTAGGTTTTTGAATGGTTATAAATAATAAAGAAAGAATTAAACAGCTATTTTAAGGACGTTATAATGAAAAAATCTATCGTGTTATTAACATTATTGATTCCGTCACTATCATTAGCCGATGATAACGTAAGCGTTATTTCTGTTACACCACGATATGTGACGGTTTATCAAAAGGTTTGTGACTCGGTTACAGATCAATCACCAAATGAAACTGGTGGTTTAATCGGAGGAGTTCTTGGCGGTATTACTGGCCATCAGGTTGGTAAAGGTTCTGGTAAAACTGCAGCAACAATTGCTGGTGTTATAATCGGCCAAAACATTGGTCGTAATACTAATAAGCAAAGATGCTGGGAAGAACCTATTCAAGAACTGCGCGGTGAAACGGTTGGCTTTAGTTATAAAGGTAAAGTTTTTTATCATATCTTTGAAAATTAATTGACAACATGTTGTCAATTTATATGTAACCTTAGGTAACAACTCGTATATATAATAGTATGAATTCAATGAAGCGTGAAATAGGAAGTTTGGACGAGGGTTCGACTCCCTCCGGCTCCACCAATAACATATTCAGAAATTGCATTACCTGCGGTAAAGAATTTAAAGTGGTAATAGATCATCCGACTGTTATCTACTGTTCTAGAGAGTGTGTTATTGATGGGGTCGCTCTGGATTCGACAGATGACTGAAGGCACGTGGAGAATCGTCAGAGTAGACGTAAAAACTAAATTAAAATAAACGCAAACGATAATGTTTACGCTCTAGCGGCATAAGCTAGATGGGGTATGGGCACCGCCTTATAACCAAATGGGCCCAATGCTACACCAAGCAAAAACAGACATTAACATCCTCACGAGGGATAAAGGAGAACCGTAATGAAGAAGAGAGAACTAGCTCTAGAAACTGCCAAGGGAGTGTTATTTCCTATAGTTGCTATGATCTTAATAGTTAGCTTACCCTTTGCTTCTGCTGGATGGGCATTAAATTAATCCAATAGAAGATAAAACCATTTTACAATTGGTGTAAAATGTGGTATAATGTATATTATGAATATTTTTGTATTAGATCAAGATCCTACTCAAGCTGCCCAGCTACAGTGTGATAAGCACGTCGTAAAAATGATAGTGGAGAGTGCTCAAATGCTCTCCACAGCTCATCGAGTTCTCGATGGCATCTTAACGAAACGTCCCTCAAAGTCTGGTAAAACAATTGTCAAGTACTATGAACTTGATGACTATGAAGCAGAATTAATATATTATAAAGCCGTGCATATCAATCATCCGTGTTCTATATGGTGTCGTGAAAGCGAAGCAAACTATCGCTGGTTATGGAATCACATGTATGCGTTATGCCAAGAATATACTCATCGTTACGGCAAAATGCATAAGTCAGAAAGAGTACTCTGGGCATTACAATCACCACCAAGTAATATACCAAAGGGTGGTTTGACCGCTTTTAAATTAGCAATGCAATCAAATCCCGAATGTATAAATAAAAATGATCCTATAAAATCTTATAGAATGTTTTATCAAACAAAACAAAATAGATTTAAAATGGTTTGGACTAAACGAAATATACCAGAATGGTTTGAGGTAATGAATGCCAACGTATGATTATATGTGCAGTGAATGCAATAACGTTTTTAGTAAATTTTCGAAAATTTCTGATAGAAACATACCTACTGAATCCCCATGCCCAAGTTGTGGATCTCTTACCGTATCTCAAAAGATTGGAAATCCAATGACCGTTACCCATGTCGGGTCCATACTTTCTAAAACATCAGATGGTTGGAATGATGTTTTAAATAAAGTAAAAGGTGGATCTGGTCGTGGCAGCACGATTCATACCAAATAATAATAATTAAGGGCTATAATGAATTCATCTAAAGTTCGTATTGAATCTTTAAAAGAGTTAAATCCTATTACTCAAACACAAGAAAAAGTCTTTCAATATTATGATAAAGATTATAATCTGTGTTTAAATGGATCTGCAGGTACTGGAAAAACCTACATTGCTTTATATCTTGCATTACAAGATGTCTTAGATAAAAATACCGATTACGATAAAGTAGTTATTGTTCGCTCTATAGTTCCTATTCGTGATATCGGATTTTTACCTGGATCGGAAGAAGAGAAGAAAGAAGCATATATGTTACCGTATAAAACTATTATAAAAGATCTAGTAGAAGTTGATGATGCTTGGAATAAATTAGTAAACCAAGATGCATTAGAATTTATATCAACTTCTTTTATTCGTGGAATAACTATATCAAATGCTATTATCATTATTGATGAAATGCAAAATTTGAACTTTCACGAATTAGATTCTGTAATTACAAGACTTGGTGATAATTGCAGAATTATATTATGTGGTGATTATTTTCAATCTGATTTTGAAAAAGATAGAGATAAAGATGGAATAAATCTTTTTCTTGATATTATCGATCGAATGAAAGGATTTGAAGTAATCGAATTTGGATGGGAAGATATAGTTAGATCTGATTTAGTTCGTGACTATATCATGACAAAACAATTTATGGGCATTGATTCAAATGGCAAAGTACAAGAGATTTGATCCTCGTAACAAAAAAGATGATCGAATGAAGAAAAAGGGCCGAGATCGCTTCTCGCGCAATGATACACAAGAAAAGAAAATAAAGAAGTATAAACAATATAATGAAGAAATTTGAACATGTAAATTATGACTTAGGCTATTCAGATCTAAATACAGAAACAACTGATTCAGGTAGATTTTATACTACTGAAACTGGAGTAAAATATCCATCAATTACTACTGTCCTTTCTATTCTAACCGAAGATGCTATTCAAGCTTGGCGTAAACGCGTAGGCGCAGAAGAAGCAAATAAAATATCTCATCGGGCATCTACTCGTGGAACTGCAGTTCATGCTATTATAGAAAAGTATATAGATAATGATGAGAATTATAAAGAAGACTTTATGCCTAATGTGATAGATAACTTTCTATCAGTTAAACAAATACTTGATAATAATATAGGAAAAGTTTATGCTCAAGAAGTTGCACTATACTCTGATCACTTACAGCTGGCTGGTAGAGTCGATTGTATTGCTGAGTGGAATAGCCGTCTGTCTGTTATAGACTTTAAGACGTCTAAGAAATTAAAAAAGAAAGAATATATCGAAAATTATTTCATTCAAGAGTCCGCATATGCTATTATGTGGGAAGAAAGAACAGGTATACCTATTACTCAATTGGTTACATTGATTGCAGTTGATGACGAAGAACCACAGGTTTTTATCGAACATCGTGATAACTATGCACCAATATTGCTCGATACGATAAAAGAATATAAGCGACGTAAATTATTTGGAAAATAATATGACTGATTTAGCAAATTTATTCCAATCAAAAGACTCATTTTTAAATAAGCCAGCATCAACTACATCGAGCTACTACTTGTCAGGTTCAATTGGACCGCCTGAAGAGTATATAGATTGGCTTGAAACGATTCGTAATGCCGGTGAGAATGAAATAATAGTACTTCATATTAATTCAACTGGCGGCGATCTATTTACAGCATTACAGTTTATTCGAGTCATGCAAGAATGCAAAGGTTATATTATAGCCTCTGTTGAAGGTGCATGCATGTCTGCTGCAACTATGATTTTTTTACATGCTCATGAATTTATTATTTCTGATTATTCTTCTTTTATGTTCCATAATTATTCAGGTGGAACTATAGGTAAAGGCGGAGAAATGGCAGATCAAATTATCTTTGAAAAACACTGGTCTGAAGAAATGATGAAAGAAATATACAAAGACTTTTTAACAGAAAAAGAAATAGATTCAATGTTAAATGGTAAAGATCTTTGGATGTCAGGTATAGAAGTCGCAAATAGATTAGAAATAAAAGCTAAAAAGATTAACTCTGCTATTAAAAAAGCAACTAAAGCATCGTCTAAATAATAATCTGTATAAATAGTAGTAAATAGGTTCCAATAAGGAAAAGAAATGTTATCTTTTAAATCCTATTTACTTGAAGGAGTAAATGATCCTGCTATTTTTAAAGCAGTATTTTTAGCAGGTGGACCAGGTTCAGGTAAATCGTTTATAGTTGGAAAGACAGGATTGCAGTCAATGGGCTTTAAGCTTATTAACTCTGATAATGCTTTCGAGCGTGCGTTAAAAAACGCAAATCTAGCTCCTACTCCAGATAATATTTCTTCTCCAGATCGTAAAGTCCAGAAATGGTCTAAAGAAGCACCAACAAATCCAATTGCTAAAAAATGGATTATGCAGGTGAGGAAAAAATAATGGAAGATATATTTGATTTTGGTTTTACAGCTGTTGATGAAACAGAACTTGAGGCAGTACAACAGGCTACCACAAAAGTTGCTGAAACAACAAACGACGTAGAAGCTTTACATGCAAAGATAGATAAATTATATAATGCGGTTACTCCGCTGTTAAATAACTTGAAAAAGAATCCTGAAAAGGAATATATTCTTTGGCCAAATCGTTTAGCTAAAGTAGAAGAATTTGAAACATACCTACAAAAGATATATGCGGAGTAAGTTATGAGAAAATATGAAGGTTGGTTTTGGTGTCATATCCAAAAGAAATTAGTGCGGTGGGAGGATTTACATAATGAGCGATAAATGGCACGGTGGAAAAGGTTCTAGATACCGTAAGGTAGATCAAAAAGCTTACAACGAAAATTGGGAACGTGTCTTTGGTAAAAAAGATATGAAATTTACCACAGCTGAAGAATATATGAATGAAGAAATAGAAGGCGATACTCCTCCAAAAAGTGAAAACGAAAGACAAGCACGATTAAGGATTCATAATCAATGAATAGAGAAGCAGTTTACGAACAACTAAAAATAGATGAAGGGGTCGTATATGAAACCTATCTCGACCATCTCGGCTTACCCACCTTTGGAGTCGGTCATCTTGTCCTCGAAAGTGACGAGGAATTCGGAAGGCCAGTTGGAACTCCAGTTACTGAAGAAAGAGTCAGGTTATGTTTTGAGCGAGATCTCGATACTGCAATCGGAGAGTGTGGAACTCTATACGGAGAAGGGACATTTGGAGACTTACCAGACGAAGTCCAGCAGGTCCTGGTTAACATGATGTTTAACATGGGTCGTCCTCGTCTCTCTGGTTTTAAAAAGTTCAATGCCGCGATCGAAGCTGGTGATTGGTTAGAAGCAGCAAAAGAAGGA